ACAGCCTATCGAAGACATCAATTATGGTTCTTCTATTCCTAACTTCCCTAATGAATGGATGAATACTCTAGTATGGAACTTAGCAGACCAGCTTGCTATCGAGTACTCTTTGCCTGTGAACCATCGTCAAGAGATTGCACAAAGAGCTAAGATGTATCAAGACCAGCTTACCGACTGGGATGTTGAATCTACTTCTACATTCTTCCAAGCTGACCTTCGCATGTCTAACGTGACCTTTGGACAACCAAACTAATATGCCTATTATTAGAGTACCTTTATCTCAGCCTATCGAGACCAGAGATGGTTTCTTAAATACTGACTCTAAGTGTGTCAATGGCTACTTTGAGATGACTAATGGCAAGCGTGAGTTTGTTAAGCGTCCTGGCTTAACAGAAGTGGTAACTACGCCTACACTACCTGTAGCGCAAGGACAGGGGCTATCATACTTTAATGGTTTCTTGTTTGCAGCCATTAACAATGTCCTCTACAAGATTGACCCTACTACCTATGTAGTAACTACAATAGGAACAATGACTGGCACAATAGGAGGTAAAGTACAGCAATGTTATTTTAACCAGACATTAAACAATACCTACTTGTTTGTTCAAAATCAAGTACATGGTTATACTTATAATCCTGCTACAGGTGCTTTTATCCAATTAAAGGATGATAATGTTGTTTCTGTAGTGGTTGAGACAGGCGGTCAAGCCTATACAAACCCTTCAGTAACTTTCTCAGCCCCTGCAGGAGGCGGTACAACAGCGACAGGCACAGTAGTTACTACAGGAAGCTCCGTAACTAGTATTGCCATCAACATAGGCGGTAGTGGTTATACATCAACTCCTACAGTAGTTATTGGTACTCTTTGGACCACAGGTGCTACTGTTACGGTAGGACAACAAGTCTATTATGGTAGCAATCTTTATACCTATACTGTATCAGGCGTAACAGGTGCTACAGCTCCTACCTTTACTAGTGGCACAGCTACAGACGGTACGGCTACTATTGCTTACTCAGGTACTGTAGCTACTGCTGTGGCAACAATTAGTAATGGCGTAGTAAACTCCATTACCATGTCTAATGAAGGTAGTGGCTACAATGCTGCTCCTATTATTAGCTTTACAGGCGGTGGTGGTACAGGCACAACAGCCACAGCTACTTGGCAGGGTGGTGTTGTTACTGGCGTAACTATTACTAATGGTGGCTCAGGCTATACTTCTACAGATACTATTGTACTTACCTTTACAGATAACACAGGCTCTGGAGCTGCTGCTTTAGCTTCTTTAAATGGGTTTCCTACAGGACAGTTAGTTGCTGGTACGCCTTACTTGGATACTTATACTGTTATCGGTGGCACAAACGGAGAAATCTTTACCTCCGACCCTAACGACCCCACATCATGGAATGCTTTAAATTACATCACTGCTGAGTCAGACCCTGATAATCAAGTAGGGCTTTGTAAGCATTTAAACTACATTCTTAGCTTTGGTCAATATTCCGTAGAATTCTTCTATGACGCTGGTAACTACCCAGGCTCTCCTTTATCGGTTGCCTCGTCATACAAGATTGAATTAGGCTGTGCTAATGGTAATTCCATTGTCAGTATTGAGAACGTAGTCTTCTTTGTAGGGACATCTCAGGACTTAGGCCCTTCAGTCTATACTATCTCTGGTACGTCTCCTTCTAAGATTTCTACTCCTTTCATTGACCGCATTATCCAGAATAGTACCTTAACCGATGTCAAAGCTTATCCATTACGGATTAATGGACATACCTTTTATATCTTGACATTAGCTGATTTAAATGTTACAATAGTATACGATGCTAATGAAAAGGTTTGGACTCAGTGGACTATGTGGGCCAAGGGTGGTGTTGATTCAGGAGTGCTTAACGTCTATGCTGAACAATACTTCCGTCCTAGCTTCTATGCAGGTAATGGCAGTATCTACTACGTATTAGATGATGATAACGGTAAACTATATACTGTTTCAGACCATGTATACAATGATGCTGGTGCTCCTATTTACTATCGCTCAGTAACTGATTTATTAGATAGCGGTACTACTAAACGTAAGTTCTATCAACGTGTTGAGATTGTTGGTGATAAGCAACCAGCCATTATGAATATTCGTCATACAGATGATGACTATAAGTCTTGGTCTCCTTATCGCACAGTTAACTTAGCTGCACAACGTCCTCAGATTTATCAAACAGGACAAGCACGTCGTAGAGCATGGGAGTTCCTCTGTACAGATAATACTCCTTTAAGATTGTTAGCTGCCGAAGTAGATTTCAGTATTGGTGAATTAGAACAAGACGGACCACAACAGATGCAATATAGGAACTAGTTATGATAACATTTCAGGTAGAGAATTATTCAGAGGCACTGAATGATTTAATTAAAATCTATCCTGAACATTATGCAGAACTAGAAGAAGGCTTTAAAGGTGGTTACGAACTAGAACCTAACTGGGAAAGCTACTACGGTCTAGAAAAAGCAGGCATGTTACATCTTATAACATGTCGTAAAGAGCAAGAGTTAATTGGGTACATGATGTTTATAGTCTGTGCTCCCTTACATGTTAAGTCTTGCTTAACAGCACTAGAGGATATTTACTATCTTCGTAAAGAACACAGAAAAGGTAGGATAGGCATCAAGATGTTTCAGTTCGCTGAACAACATCTCAAGAGCCTTAATGTTAATAGGATAATGTGTAGCACTAAAGTACACCTAGACAATTCTAGACTACTTGAATACTTAGGTTACACATTCATGGAAAAACTGTATAGTAAATTTATTTAAGGAACAATCATGGGTAGCGTAGTTAGTGGAATCGGTAATGCAATCGGTGGACTCTTTGGCGGAGGCTCACAGCAACCAAACGTACCTCAACCAGCAGGTCTAAGTACTTACGACCCTTATTCACCATATCGTGCTGGAGCTGCTTCTCAGTTAAATGCACTGGTGAGTAACCCTTCGTCAGCTTTGTCTTCTCCTGGTTATCAACAAACTTTACAGCAAGGTACACGAACAGCACAAGCTGCAGGGGCTGCTACAGGAACGTTGCAGTCAGGTGGACAAGCTGCTGCTTTGCAGTCTCTTGGTCAATCTAACTTTGGTAGCTACTACAACCAAATGTTCAATCAGTTATCTACTTTATCAGGTGCTGCTCAGTCTCCTGCCTCTGCTGCTCAAGCACAGTACTCTGGTCAACTAGGTGCTGCAGGTCTACAGAATCAAATTAATGCACAAGGTCAATCTAATATTTTAGGTATGGGTTCTATCGGTGCTGGTCTATATGGTAACTTAACTTCTGCTAATGCCTTGAACAACTTAGCTACTACCTTAGGCGGTGGCGGTGGTGGAGCTAGTGCTGGTAATTTCTCTACTATGGGCGGTGTTACAGGTGCTACTGACCTTTCTGCTTTAGGTGGTTACGGAGGTGCTGCAGGTGCTTCTGGTGCTGGTGATGCTGCTTTTGCAGCATTCATGATGTAAGGATAATATGCCAATGTACAACTTAGCTGACATCGTCAGCACAGGCTATCAAACAGGTGCTAAGATTGGGCAAGATATTACTGCTGGTAATATTCTACAGGAAGCCTATAAAGGTGTAGACGCTGCTGACCCACAAGCTGCGGTTACTATAAACCAGAAAGCTGCACAGTTAGCTGGTATGACTGGCAATGCTTCACTTGCTCATACTTTTCAAAAGGAAGCTTCTTCTTTAGTTACTGATGCTCAGAAGCAACAACTAGATAAAACAACCACACAATTAAAACAACTTGACTTAGGTTCTCGTGTTGCTAAAAATGCAAAAACCGAAAGCGACCTTTATGGTGCTTTAGATACTGCTGGTTTAGATACTAATACTAAGATGGTTCTTAGACAGCAAATCAGTAACTTTAAAAAACCTGATGGTACTTTTGATATTGAAGGTGCTCGTAAGATGGTTGTTGGTTTAGGCACAAGCGAAGCACAAGACTTAGCTGCTCAGATTAAAGTGCTACAAGCTAATGAAAAGATTCGTCATGACCTGGCTATGGAAGGTCTTTCTTTAGAACGTACTCGCAACTCTGCTGCACGTAAAGATAATATCAAAGGTTCTCCTGAAGCTCCTCTAGGTGCTATTAAGCGTCAATCAGCTACATTAAAAGATGAACTAGGTGATGTTCAAGTTAAAGACGCTTCTGGTAACTTAGTTCCTATGTCTGATGCTCAAAGAGCTACTGTAGCTTCTCGCATTGAGAACGAAGGCCGTCAACGTTACAAGAACAACCCACAAGACTACGCAAGCAGACAAGACGCTGTTGACGAAGCTCGTGATGACATTATTTCTCAGGACTTTGGCACTACAAGAACTAAAAGCACCATTGCTGGAATTGAAGTTCCTTTTACAGGCAAAGATGAAACTGTATACAAGCCTAAAGAAGCTGCTAAGCCTGCTGCAAAGAAAGCCACTAAAGGTGCTTACTCTGCCGACCAGACTGCTTGGATTGACAGAGCAATGAAGGCTAATCCAGACATGTCTCGTGAAGAGATTATCTCTGAAGGTAAGAAACTTAAAAAACTTTAATTGGGAATTTGAATGGCATTTATCGACCCAGATGCAGCACAAGCTCCTAAAGCTTCCGTTGAGGTTAAGCCTGCTCCTAAAGGCTTTGTAGACCCTGATGCAGCATCAACTACTCAAGATGATTCTATTCCTGATAGAAGTACTTGGGGTAAGCGTGAAGACGGTAGCCCTAAAGGTGGAGGCTTTCTTGGTGTCTTAAAACGACCTGGAGGCGGTATCTCTACTGAGATATCTATTGGCGTCCCTATTAACGGTAAAGAAACAGAGATACCTACTCTTGTTCCTACTCTTGATGAGAAGGAAAAGAACTGGCTTCTTACTCATAGTCCTAAAGATAAGATGCCTGAGTCAATCCGTCAGAAAGCTGTTGCTCATGCTGAGGAAAGAATTAAAGCAGGTAAGAGTCCTTTTGCTGGTACAGAAGACGAACCTTCTGCTAAGACTGCTCCAAAATCTGAAGGCTTCTTCGCTGAGCTTGGTAAAGGCTTAGGCGAAATCTCGATTGAAGACTGGAAGAAGAAGTCTATGATTGCCCCTATTGTAGAGTATACCGCAAGGTCTGCTCTAGGCGGAATCGTACCTGGCTTAGAACCTGTAACACCTGAGGAACAAAAGCAAGTTCAACGTAGTGCTTCCGAGACTTTGAATGCTCTTAAAGAGGGTGTTGCTAATCCTATTGAGACTGGTAAAGCTATTGCTAAAAAAGCTTCTGATAACCCAGGAGCCTTTACTGCTGACTTAATCAAAGGGCTTGTCTATGACCCTGAGATGTTCGCTACAGGCGCATTAGGCCGTATTGGTAAACTAACTGCAGAAGCTGGCACTGCTGCCAAGGTTGGACGTGCTGCTATTAACACTGCTAATACTGCAACTCAATTCGGTGTTTTAGCTGGTGGTGCTGAAGGTGCTAGGGCTAAGCTAGAAGGTCGTGATGTTAATCCAAAAGACCTCATGCAAGCTGCTTCTGAATCTGTATATACTGCTGTAGCTTTTGAGGCTATGCACAAGTCTTTAGAGGGCACAGGAAGAGCTATTAGAGGCGGGCCTAAGGTAACCCCTGAGATGGTCCCTGTAGAGGCTCCTGCGCCCATTAAACCAGCCGAGCCTGTCAAAGCTGTTCAGCCTGCAGGAATGCCTAAGGTTGAAGAGCATACTGCTGAAATGCCTCCTGAAGTAAAGGCTAAAGAACAAGCAAGTGTTAAAGACTTGAACACTCTTCAAGAAGAAGCTGACCTCGGTAAACAAACAGAGAACATTATTCGTAAACGTATCAACGACTATACGGCTAATTCTCGTATCTCCCATAACTTAAAGATTGCTGCTGAGAAGTTTGTCCCTGATGAATTAGGACAAGAAGCTATTACGCTTGCTCGTGATTCTAAAGACTTTTCTAAACTGACACCTGAACAACTTAAAGCTAACGAACTCTATAGCAAGGGCTATAAAGAGTTCTATAAGCGTGGTAAAGAAGCTGGCGTTATTAAAGGCTTTATTGAAGATTACATTCCACACATTGTAGACTTTGAGAAGTCTGGTATCAAGACTCCTGGTGATGCTATTAAAGCCTTTATTGAATCTGGTAGTTCAAGAAGCCCAAGTACTTCTGGTAAGTCTCGCTTTGGTAAAGAACGTAAGTACGAAACCTTTGAAGACTTGCAGAACGCTATTGAAGGCAGTGGCATGGTTGTCAAGACCAAGAACGCTGCTGAAATCTGGAAGCAATACTCTGCCTCTATGGAGAAAGCTATTCTCAACAAAGAAATGCTTGGCTCTTTAAAGAATTTAAAAGATGTTGAAGGCTACCCTGTAGCTCAGAAGATTACAGAAAAAGAACCTATGCCTCGTGACTGGGTTACTTATCCTCAGATGCCTGGTTATGCTTTCCATCCTGACATGGCTATTCCTATGAAGTTTGTATTTGACAATACGAACCCAGGGATGATTATGAAAGGCTTGAATGCAGTCTCTCAAGCTGCTAAACGTGCTAACGTGGTTGGTAGTCTATTCCATGCTAAGTCTTTGGCTGAAGCATTCCTTTTATCTGACCCTATTAAGTTTGCTAAAGAACTTGCTACAGGCTTTGCAGGAACTAAGGCTGCTTTAAAGACTTTACGTGAAGGTGGTCTAGGTGATAACGTTGACATGCTGTTGCGTGAAGGCTTGGTTGTAGAAACTCCTGAAGACGTTTCTAGAGGTATCTTATCTGACATTGGCAGAGGTGCTGACTGGGTAATGAATAAGTATAGTCCTATTAAAGATACTAATATCACTGAGAAGGCTCTACGTAAAGTAGAAGACATTACCTTAAAGCCTTTTGATAAGTTGACTTGGGACTTTGCTGCTACTGGCTTTAAAACACTGATAGCTTTAAAAAAACTAGAAGAAGCTAAGCTTGCCCATCCTGATGTAGACCCTAGACTTTTAGCTCGAGAGATTTCTTCTTATGCTAATAATACGTTCGGTAGTTTAAATTGGTTTGAGATTTCTGCACGTACTAATAATAAGATTGCTAAAGAACTTGCAGCGACAGCTTTCAATCCGACAGGACGTAGAAACTTACAGCTCTTGATGTTTGCTCCTGACTGGACTGTATCAACCTTACGTGCTTTTACGACAATGTTTAACAAGGGTTCTGGTCTTAAAGGTCTTTGGAATCCTAAACTAGAAGCTGACTTTGCACGTCAATATCAGTTGCGTAACGCTGCTATTTATGCTACAGTATTGAACATAGTAAACAATGCAACTTCTGGACACGACATCTGGGAAAATAAAGACCCTACTCGTATCGAGTTCAGAGATGGAACATCCATGCAATTAGCTAAGCACTCAATGGAAGCTATTCACTGGGTTAAAGACCCTATAAAGACTTTAACTAACAAGCTTGGTTTTATTCCTCGTGCTGCTATAGTAACTACTACAGGTACTGTTCCTGGACTAGGTCCTTTGAAAGATAAGACTATAGCAGGTAAAGCTAAAGCTATCGGTCAAATGGCTATTCCTTTCCAAGCACAATCAGCTATTACAGCTCCTACAGGCGAAGGTGCTAAACGTGCTCTCTTAGGTACTTTAGGTCTCCCTGTTTACGGTAAGAAAAAAGAATGAAAATACTAATCATTGACCAATCAGGCTGCGGTTGCGGTCTCTCTTTTGGCCTGCGTAGCCAAGACTACGGACACGAAGTACGTCTATTCATTCGTCATAATAAGGATGGTAGCCGTTCTGAAGTAGGCGATGGTGGTCTCATCAAACGGGTGAGCAACTGGGAAGACCACATGAACTGGGCAGACCTCGTGTTCTGCACAGATAACTTATTCTACATTCATGCACTAGAGCGTTATCGTGATAAAGGTTATCCTATCTTTGGACCATCCATTGATACTAATCGTTGGGAACAAGAGCGTGACCATGGTGAGAAGATTCTTAATCTCGCTGGCATCAAGACAATCCCAAGTCGTACCTTCGAGAAGTATGATGAAGCCATTGCTTATGTGAAAGAGAACCCACGTCGCTTTGTGTCTAAGCCTATCGGTGACGGAGACAAGACTTTATCTTATGTAGCAAAGTCTGCTGCTGATATGATTTACATGTTGAACCGTTGGAAGAAAAAGAATGCTCTCAAGGGCAAGTTTATTCTGCAAGAGTTTCGTCCTGGCATTGAGTTCGGTGTAGGCGGTTGGTTTGGTGCTTGTGGTTTCTCTAAGAACTTCTGTGAGTCTTGGGAACACAAGAAGCTCATGGACGGTGAACTCGGTGTTACTACTGGCGAGCAAGGTACTATTGTTCGCTATACGCAAGACTCTAAGCTGGCTGACCAGATGCTCAAGCCACTAGAAGACATGCTTCATGGTTTAGGCTACACTGGCTACATCGATGTGAACTGTATTATCGACAAACAAGGTCAAGCATGGCCTTTAGAGTTCACAATGCGTCCAGGCTGGCCTCTCTTTAATATTCAACTTTCTCTACACAAGGGAGACCCTGCTCAGTGGATGTTAGACCTTATCAACGGAGAAGATACTCTGCGTGTGTCTAGTAAGATTGCTGCTGGCGTGGTTGTTACTATTCCTGATTATCCATATAGCCAAGTAACCAAGAAGGAGAACTCTGGTTATCCTATCTGGGGCATGGATATGGATGATGCTGTTACTGATGTTCACCTGTGTGAAGTACAGTGGGGCAAAGGTCCTGCAATGATTGATGGTAAGCTCAAAGAGAATGAGCCTATGTTTGTTACTGCAGGTGACTATGTCTGCACAGTAGTAGGACTAGGTGAAACCATTGAAGATGCTCGTTGCAAGGTCTATGACACCATCAAGAAGAAGATTGAGATTCCAAATTCAATCGCTTACAGAACGGACATCGGTGAGAAAGTACAAAAGCACTTAGAAGACTTACAAGCTGCAGGCTATGCTGAAGGAGTTGAGAGTGGCTGTTAATCCTAGTTCTGCTCCTAATAATTTACCACCAATACCACAAGATGAGATTTCAGAGAATCCTCGTTGGCGTGAATGGTTTCGTAACTTAGGTAACTACATTCAGAAAGCCCAGACAGGAGGTAATGTTTGGACTATCTTGCAAGGCGGTACAGGGTCCTCTACTGCAGCAGGTGCTAGAAGTAACCTTGGTCTTGGTGATATGGCTCAGCAAAACTCTACTAATGTCAACATCACTGGCGGTACTATTACAGGTATCCCTGGTATTACTCAAGTACAAGCAGACTGGACACAGACAGTCACAACTAGTCCTTCTTACATTAAGCATAAACCTACTGGCTATTCTGGGACGATTACTACAGCTAAGCTAACTACGCTAGGCTCTAATGGTAGCATGACTTTTACTAACGGTATTTTAACTTCACAGACAGCAGCAACATGAGAACTTCTGACAAAGGTATTGAACAGATTAAATCTTTTGAAGGCTTTCGTAGTATGCCTTATCAAGATGTTGTAGGTAAATGGACAGTAGGCTATGGTCATCTAATGATTCCTGGAGATGGTACTGTACAAGGTTCTCCTATTACTATGGGACAATCTACAGAGCTTCTCCGTAAAGACTTACATACTGCTGAACAAGCTGTAAACTCTTGTGGTGTAGAGCTTGAGCAAAATGAGTTTGATGCTCTTGTATCCTTTGTGTATAACTTAGGAGTAGGTGCTTTTCAGCGTTCTACTTTACTTAAACTAATTAAAACTGGTAACAAAGTAGCTGCTTCAGGAGAGTTTCCTAAATGGTCTATGGCAGGTGGTAAAGAAGTATCAGGTATTCTTAAACGCAGACGTGCTGAGCAGGACTGCTTTCTTCATGCAACTTACGTAGGATAATATGAAACGTAAACTTCATGGAATGTTACGTTCAAGAACAATGTGGTTCTCAGGACTACTGTTCTTGCTAGGTGCTATTTCCGATAACTCTTCATACATTCAAGATTTACTAGACCCTAAAGTCTATAGTGTATCTATGTTTCTTATAGGTATCATTATTAGCTATCTTAGGGCTACCACTAATAAACCTTTGGAAGATAGATAATGTTTCCATTATCAATATTAACTTATGTCAAAGCTGGACTTTTTACTGTGGTTTTATGTAGTGTTTTTTACTTTGGGTATCATATTGGTAATAGTAAATATGTATCTCTCAAACAAGAGACTGAATTACTCGCCAAAACGCAAGAAGCAAAAGTCGAATCAATCACGAAACAACAAACGTTAGTTACAAAAGGAATTCAAGATGAATATGAAGCTAAACTGTCTGCTATTCGTAGCTACTATAAGTCTACTAGCGTGTGGAACAACCCCAGTAGCAGTAAAGTGTCAGGACTTTCCACAGCCCCCAGCGTCACTGATGTTATCTCCGCCTACAATGTTCTTGCTGGACAATGTGCAGAAACCACAGCTCAAGTAGTAGAGCTTCAGAAGTGGATTAATGAACAAGTAGGTATCAAATAAGTTAAGACGGCATGAGGGCATCAAGAACCTAGTGATTTTCCGTCTTTCTAACTAGGGCACCAACGAATTGGCAGGCGAGTTTGTAACCCCTCACCTTTAACTTTACAATAATTAATTTTAACTTTACAATAAAAAAGACCTATCCGAAGATAGGCCATCAAATCACAACTTCAAGGAAACTTACAAGACCTGTTCAGGGTCTGGGTAATTAGGTGGCTGTAGTTCTCTAAACATAGAAATAGTCTGTAGCTCCAGCATTTTGTCATTAATAGGTGTTAGCATTTTTTTAATGTCATTCCACAGAACAATAAATTCTAATGGGTCCATCTCATCAAAGCTTGCAGTATCTTCCATGCAACGCTTCATCACTAAAGGCTGAACTTCATCAGCTAAGTTAAGCACTTCATTCAAACGTTGCATTCCTAACATAAAATCTTGTTTATCAATCATATCTTTCTCCTAATTAGGGTGAGGTACTAACGTACTTGCAAGTCGATTACCACCAAGAATCCTTAGTGGACGCTTTCCCTCGTAACTTATTTAACTGGACATACTCCACCAGCACATTCTAGGTCGCCTTCAAACGAAGCATCTTCCACCTTGGTAATTAGCTTTGTACAACCAACTAAAGCATCATACGCTTCTTTTGTAATCTCTTCAAGAGGAGCTTGTTTAAAGCCATGCTCATTGTGGAGTAAAAACGACAGTGATTTATGGTTATTCTTGTAGTTCTTAGCCAAGTATTTCTTAATCTCTGGCAACTCTTCCTTACGATAATAGACAGTACAGCTCACGCTATTGTCTGACCAGTTCTCTTGCAGCCACTTAACTACTTCTAGTTGGTCAATAGCAGTCATCTCAGCAGCAATCTTTGTACCTTCAGGATAAGCAAAAGGAAAAGACACTACCATTGTGCTGTGGTCATCAGTGCCATCAAAGTTACGCTGGAACTCTACAGGGTATCCATGCTCACGACATACCTGCACTAAGCTATGGTCCGCAGCGATACGGATACGTCTAATCATGTAGTGGCTATAAGCAGGGTGGCATCCTGAGGTTACACCTGGTAACAACGATAGAGTGCCTGAAGGTTTAACTGTAGTCAACTTGATTGATTCAGGAAAGCCATGCTTAGCAGAGTACTCTTTATCAAAAGCACGTAGCTCTGTATAGGCTTCATTCAGCCAAGAGCGTTGTTCGTCAGAAGCCTGGAGAACTCCAGTAACGCCAATACCCATACGCATATTCTTATGGACGATATCGGCTGTTTCCTGTAAATGGCAAGGAAGAGAAAGGCTATGCTTATTAATGCGATAAAGGAGTGTGCAGATATCAACGAATTCTTCCTTAGAGGTTACATTAGACAAATAGACTTCAGCTAGACAGCAAGTCTCATAAGCTGCCAAAGACTGCTCAGCACATGGGTTATAGCCCATAACGTCAGGGTCAGGATAATTAGTGTCACCAAGACGACCAATCTTTCGACTGAGACGCAGGTTAATAAGACCGTAAGGCTCTCCTTTACCTTCGTAGCCATCCCAGAAATACTCATGGAGGTCTTTAATGTCGTTACACACCACCGAGTTATTAGACATAGCACGCCAAGAAGGAATATTTCCCATATCCCAACGCTTAGCAAGAAGATATTCCACGTCATCTGCATCTCCAATAGCAATTTGTGCTGAACGACGTACATTACCTGCTACGACGATTGCACCAATAATATTCATAATGTCCAAGCAATCAATAGGACGTAGCTTCTTACCTGCACGCTTCTCAAGGATAGTACTTACCTTAGCGATGCCTTCACAAAGGTCTTCAGGGCCTGATGCAGTGCCTCCAAAGCCCTTAATAACAGCACCACGACCACGTACTAATACAGTGCTATAAGTAAAGGTAGGTTCTTTAACGCTTAAGAACGCTGCTTTGAGCGTTTTGCCAAGGAGACTGACCCAGCCTTCCCTTGAATCAGGAACAATAAAATCCGCATCATTTGTATCCAAACGAGTAGGGGCAGTAAAATTAGGATTGACTTCAGGAAGTTTTTCAACGTTTTTCCTTTGAATGTTATAACCTACGCCAGAGCCTAACATCAATAGGTCCATAGCCCAAGTAAAGGGGCGAACAGGTTCATCAATTACAGTGAATGCACAGTTCTGTAACGAGGCTAAGCCTAGCTTGCCTACAGTGTCTGTACCCATCTGCCAAAGGAAACGACCTGCTACAGTTCCTTTGAGTTCTGTTAAATATTTGCGTAAACGCTCTTGCTCTTTCTCTGTAAAATTACAACCTAATTGGGTGTTTGCTGCTTTAATAACTCGTTCTACTGTCTGTGGAAACTCTTCTGTTTTGCTGGTGATGTCTGCTTCGTCTAAGCGACGTGCATAAGTTCTCTTGTAGGTAATGTAGCCTACTGTGCTAAATGGTGTTGTGTACATCTTGTCCTTAGTGTCGTGTGTTTTTCTTATATTTTTCTGTCATCATTGCATCTGCCATTTTATAGCAGAAGATAGCTATGAACTCACAGTACTCTTCTACATTTGATTCTGGTACTCCAGCAGAGTCTATTGCTCCTGAGAGTACTGAAGTAGCAAAGAAGTCTCGCAGCCCAGGTATCTCATCTTTGATTGGAGGACCCATATCGTGTAACGGCTTTTTAGTTGTCATCATCGTCCTTTAATAGTTGTTCTAATACATCCGCTTTTTCTTCTATTACATCTAAGAATCTTTCACAGATATCCTCGGTAGTTAAACCAAGAATATCTGTGATATCCATCTCATCTAGTTGCTTCAGTCGATAGATTATATCAGTGAGAGTCAAACTCATCAATCATCCTTTGAATATACCATGCTGCTTTACGCAAATCAGTAATTCCATTCTTATGCTTCCAACGCCATAGATACTTAATAGCGTTACCTGTACACATTGCTTCCATGCCATCAAGATGTTGCACAACTTCGTTAATAGCATCAATACATTCAATACCACCTAGACGATAGTAATCAGGATTAATATTATCTTTGGTAGAACCAGGTGGGTAGTAGGAGTCAGAAGGGCCTGCTCCGTAAGTAGTTTTATTATTTTCCATTTTTAACATCATGCAGTCTTGACAAAAAGTGTGGTAAAGCCTTTTATGATAAAGGCATTCGTTCATGATAGCCCTTTCACCTCGACGGAGGGCTTGATTGATTTAGTACCTTGAGACCAGCTTCCGCAATCTCTGCACTGATATCGTTGATAAGTCCCAGTAGACGAGACAGCATTACCACGCTTTTGAAGTCTAGTCCCAGCACAGGTGGGGCACACAGCACTATCGGCAAAAAGATTACTATTAGGATGAGATTTAATCCATGGAAGAAGACGGCAATACAGAGATTCAAGCAAAACGACATCTTGAATATTATACGTTTCCATACGCTTCCAAGCATCTTTATCTCCATTCATGCACTTGACCCAGAGGTCATGTCCTTCGTGTTCTTGTTTCTTTCCTAGACCTAGTCGCTGAGCAACGTAGTCCAGTTTGTTGCTAGGAAAACGGAACTGGCTACGAGCAACACGTAGAAGGTCAATCTGTTTATAAGGTGATGGTGGACTATAATGATGTAAGAGAAATTCCTTGTTAAGAGTAGGAATGTCAAACTTAGTACCATTATAATGAATGACGGCATCAGCAGCATTGAGTAAGTCATAGATACCTTTCAGCATCTTTTTTGGTTTAGACTGGTGAACAGAATCAAATATGATTTCATCTTCACCAAGCCACTTAGCAGCCCAACAAAGTACATACGAAGATTCCATTAGTTGATTGATTCCAACATTCTGTTGCCATAAGCCCCAGACGTGTGCCACATTAGGCGATGACTCTATATCAAGTAATAGTATCTTCATTTAGTATTTCCCTGTTTTTTAGCTTTTTTGCTTTTTACAGGGAAACTTGGTAGGTCTTCTTTATCGGCTTGTTCTTCATGTCCACGAAGGATAGCTGCTCTCATCTCTTTTACTTCAGCACTAGCGTATTCGTTAAGTTCAAATACTTGGCAGAAAGTATCCATTAATTTTGAACAATGTAAATCAATATTGTATTCAATAGCCATGATGTAATTGTGTTCATCATCTTCGGACAATAATTCAGGATGGTCGTACATTCTCCATCTTAGCATTGAAACTTGGTCTTTAATAGCCCAGATATTCATAATGTCATTCTCTAAATCAAATCTATCTTTGCTCATTTGCTTTCCTCACTAGGTTTACGAAGTGTTCTAAATCTACTATTGCTAAGGGTTTGCTTCTGTTCTGTTTGATTACCACTAGAGGCTCTGCGTCTCCATGGGTTGTTGCTTGCTCGTAAAACTTATAGACTGCTATCTTTGCTAAGTTCTTACACTCAACGTTATAGAAAAATCTTTTTAAACCAGCTTCCGATAACTGAACGTCCTCTCCCTGTGCTCCCATGCTTGTGCTCTTTACGTCTCGTTCCGTCAACATCGGGAAAGAGCGAAGTATTAGGTCTCTCGTAACCTGCTGCAACAGTCGGCCTTTTTGTTTTGCTGAGCTTGTCTTCATTTAACCACCCTATTGGCTCCGCTTCCACAACTGCGTCGGGATTCCTAACACCCTCGAAGACATTCCAGAGAACTTCTTTTTTAGCGAAGTTAGTGAATAGTCCGACTTCCAATCCGAAAGCTTCGATTTCCCAAGGCAGTGAGTAATAGTCCACTGCATCACTGTCAATGGCTTCACTTTTCCACTCCGTTTGACTGTCATTTAAATCTCCCTCGACATACTGTTTAATATGCACAAACTCGTGTGCAAGTGTTTTTAATATTTCTACACCACTGATGTAAGGATGGAGTTCAATTAAGAATTCCCTTGCTGCACCTTTGGTGTTCCTTTTCTCAATACTACTGTATCCAAAAGCATCCAAATGCTTATTAAACTTAAGAGTAATAACAAGATGTCTGAGGAGTTGTTTAGTGAATAATTGCTCAGCATAGAACTGAGAAGCTCGTTGAACATATTCATTAAACCTTTCGTCAGAATGACCATGGTTGTTTAGTAGGAGAATCATTTATAACCCTTCGGTGGGAGGCTGCCAGAGCTGGTTGGCTTCTCTTCTAAGCCATAGCAGTTGGCAGTTTTCAATCGTTCGTTCTGTTGAGCCACCGTATGCTTCGACACAAGCAAGATACATTTCTGTTGCACTTTGACATCCTGCAAGCCTTTGTTTAGCCTTAACAGGGCCGATGCCTTTGAGACCAATGATGTTATCAACTCTGTCACCTGTTAGTACCTGTAAGTAAAAGTTTAAAAGTGCTTCTTCCTCTGTTACTACTGTCATTTCTTTCTTGACAAAGTTCCAATGATTACCACGAAGCTGTAGGAAGTCTTTATCAATACTAGCAATAATGCTTTCGCAGTTACGTGCTACATGCTCTATCGCAATCGAATCATCCGCTTCTTGCCCGACGGAGACTTGGAAGTCCCAAGCCGACTCAAGATAGTCTCGAATAAGCTGGAGGTGCTTAGGCTTAGGCGCAGTGCGATTTCCCTTATAAGGTGCAGTTCTTGCGATGTCATTTCTAAAGTTATCCTTACCAGTTAAGTAGCCCTGGTAGGTCTCAGCTTCGAGGTCCTCCCAGAGCATAGTCTCAATAAAGGTGGCACATCGAGATATAACAATCTTCTCATTTTCCTCTTCGGTAGAGAAACCAATGCGATACCCGATAATGTCACCATCTATTAAGACGTGTGACATTACAGAACGTCGTTCATCAAAGCATCTTTAGGACTATATTCTTGTAAGTCTGTTACAACAAGCTTCTTGATACTTGCACCGAAGCCTGGGTAAGGTTTAGGAAAAGGATAAGCACTTACGATTACCTTAGCTTTACTGCCGTTGGCAATACGTACATCTGTTGGTACATCGTTACCACTACCATCAACTGCTTTGATTTCGTAGTTGCTTTTAGCAGTGATGTAACTACCTTGCTCTGGTTTATTAGGTTTGTTGTTAACCTTCAAGCCTAGCTCTTCTAATGCTGCTACGTCTTTCTCTGACAAGTTGCAAAGGTCTACTTGAAACTTACTGCTCATTGAGTTGCGTTCATTGAGGCAAGCCCAAAAGAGGTCTGCATTAACTGTTACTGATTTACCTGTACTCATTGTATTACTCCTATTTAGTCTGTTTAGTTGAGTTACTATTATACCACAAAATTACTGCTCTGTCACTTCTGGTGTTACCACAGCCAACTGAGCCTGTGCTTGACTACGAACCTTGTTAATCAAGGCTTCTACTTGGGCAAAAGGCAACTGCCCTAGTCCTTGTAGTATACCATTTACTTCCTGAACTGTTAAATCTAATTTAATGTTTTCCATCATTTCTCCTTAGTGAACTTCTGCCCAATTTTTACCAACATGATATTCAGCCCCGATTGGGCAACGGAACTGTAATATAT